AAGTCCGTACTTCGCATTGGTGCGGCCATAATTTACTCCTTATACGACAGCAGTAGTTGCCGCAACAAATTGAACATATGGTAATTGCACACGGACAACCGTGTATGCATCACCCCAAGCGTTGTCCACCAAAGGTGCAAGATCAACAACGCGCATTTGGCCTTGAGCGGCATTGGACTGAGCAGATGCTGAAGCCAATGTACACTGAGACAAACCAGTAGTTGTTGAACCACCAGTAATTGCGCTGAAGTTATACTCGCCACCAATAGAGGTTTGAGCTAGAGAACCATCGGCTTGGATTTCATAAACGATGTTTTGGTCGTTATAGAAATAAGCAATACAAGATCCAGTGATGAATGTTGTGTTTGCAGGCCAATAGTTGGACACACGGCGGCGACCAGTAGAATCAGTCCACTCAACGCCTGCGAACGCACCTGCGACTTGGTAGCCAGAGGATGCGGCGCTATTGCCGGGTGTAGCTGAAGGTACGATTGTGCCGTTAGAGATTCCAGACAAACCAGTAGCAGTCAAAACTGCGGCGGTCACATAAGAAACAGGTTGGCCTTTCAGAATACTGACGGACAAACCAGATTGAATCCCATTAGCTAACGCTTGAGCACGATCCAGACCAGAAGGGTGAAACGCAGGGCGTAAGCCAAAGGGAGCATTCGATGCTGACATAAACTACTCCTTTTGTTAAATAAACCTTACCCGTGAAAGACGGGATTAGGCACATTATTTTTGCTTAACTGTCTCAACCCATCACCTTCGATGTCAGCCAACCCACGTCCAGAACTATCTTGAGTTCCTTGGAGTTGCTCAACTTGGACTCTGATCTTGTCAGCTTCTTCATTGGGCAAGTCGTGGTGCATATGCAACATAACCTCTTGGTACATATCCATAGGGATCTTAAACAAGAGCATTTCATTACAAGCTACATAACCAACGTGTTCTCCGGCCTTGACTTTGTAACCCTCGAATCCAGATACTTCTTCCGATTTAACCGGAACATATCCTAATCGCATACGCTTATCAATGCTGTCGTAACTGTTAGTAGATGACAACCAACATACGTGCCATCCGGGAATGGATGGGGCTTTGGGTAAAGCACTTTGCGTCCACTCTTCGCTCCACATTTTTTTACGTTCATGCGAACTAGTGAACTTTTCTTCTGGTGCCAGTCGGGAGTGATCTTCAGTTGACCGATTCTCTCTACCGCCTGCATTCAAAGATTTTTTTAGACGTGATTCCATTTGCTAGATCCTTTATTGTTTGTTGCGTGATTCTTTGATATATCGCTGTATCATCTTGGCCTTCTTAACAGGGTCATCCCACATTCCTGCGTCCTTCATAGCCCTTACCTGTTCTGGTTCAAGTATGAATTGCGCCCTGTTAGTAGAACCGTTGACGGTTTCGCGTCCAGTTCCTCCCACAACACTCCTAGGTCTCCTTGCAGATGGATTTGCGTCCATAGTGTCATTGTACCTATGGTTAACGCGCTTTGACAAGCGTTTGTCCAATTCCGACCAATAATCTGGATCAGCAGGATTCCAACCTTCTTTAACTAGGTCTTCATCAATAACTTTTGCTATACGGCTGTCAGTATCGTGGCCATTTGGGTCGTACCATTCGTTTCTTTCCATCCAGTTAGCGGCATTGCGCTGTACTCGTGGATCAGGCAAACTATTGTTTTGCTGAGGCTTGATAGCGGCTTCTTTGTAACCTTTTAGGTCACGGATGGCCATCATCGCTTCGTCCCTTAACTCTTGAGCCTTATTGAAAGCCTCGCCGTCTTGGGAAGACATAGCCTCTGACATCTTCATCTTGGCATACTGCAGGCGCAACTCTTGGTCTTCTACGGCCTTGTCAATACGGGCAAGATCAGCACTGTGAGTCTTACGCTCAACAACAGCCAGACGTTCCATTAACTGCTCGTTTTGCTTTCGGAGCAGATTAAGTTGGGCTTCCTTCTCAGAAGTCGTAGCCTTGGCTATTTCCTTCTTGTATTTGCGTTTGTTGCGTCTAGCCTCACGAATGGCTTGTGTGTCATCAGGATGGTCATCTCCACCATCTTCTGGGACATTAGATACGTCTTTTGGACTATCTTCGGCATCATCCTCGGGGATCATACCCTCGGGTACATCAATCACGGCAGACCCATCGGTCTCTTCCTTGACTGTGAATTCTGGTTCTTTAGTTTCAGTTGTCATATATAGGCTCTCATGGCTAAGGGATCACCGATTACTTTGGCAATTACTTCATGGTCGTTGAGGATCATAAAAAGAGCTTTGTCTTCATGAATGTCCTCACCGGGAACTGCTACTTCCCATCGATCACCGCCCCATTTGGGGACTCGGATGTAATCACCTACTGCACACCATGAGCCTTCTGGCCATGGATTCATAGTGTCTCGGTTTTTAAACGCCAATGGCCCGATCATCAGGACTTTGGCTACCATGTTTTGCCACTTCTCAGTCTCTTTTGTTTCTTCCAAAAGAATAATCCCTGAACCTGTAGTTTTCTTCTTAGTACGCTTTAACTGAACTAAAATTCTTCCACCTAATGGCTCTGCTCCGGGATTTACAACTGGAAATGCCCAATTTATCTCAGCTTCGTCAAAAGCTACCGTGCTATCGCTCATTTTCTCTATCCTGTTCTTGTTGTAACAAATTGTTAATAGTATCCAAGACCTCTTGGAGACCAAGATAAACACCAACTGTCCTTTGGTACGATTCCCATGACGAAGCGTTTCCACACCCCAAGGAGAAAGCTATTTCAGCTTGTCGCGCCTTAATGACAGTGATGATCTGTGAAGTTGAAATCATTTATTTTTCTTAGCTTGTGCGAGTCCTCCTTGTGGTTTAGATGGGGTTTTTGATCCACCTTTGGGTTGATAAGATGTGCCGTCAAGCTTTTCGCCTTGGGCAATACGTTTGTGCTGTGGAACGTCCACAGACTTTTGCTCGTTATCACTAGACATTTCTATCTCCTAAATAAGATTGGGTACGGTCTTGTAGCTCCAATGCAGTTTTTGCCTGCTCATGTTGCAATTTATTCCCGTCATGGGATAACTTTGCAGATTCGATACGTTCTTTAGTAAGATTGTTCTCAGTATTCATGGCAACACCCATTTCTGTCTCTGCGGCGAACCTGTCCTCGTCAGCCTTGAGTTTTGCAGATTGCAATGCTTGGTCAGCCTGCAACTTAGCCTGAGACAATGTCATATCCATATTGTCTCTCTGTGCCCTACGCTGAGTCTCAGCCATAGAAGTTTGGATCAAAGCTTGAGCTTCTGGATCTGGCGGTACTGCCTGTTGTTTCAACTGCTGTACTTGTTGCATCATCTGTTGGAAGATAGGCATGACGTACTGGAAGGTCAACTGAGAGTCTTGTTTCACGTGTTGAGCGGCTAGTGCATAGAGTTTGTCAATGCCATGTGTCACCTTCTCATCGTCATAATCCATATGTTTATGCTTCAATGCACCATTAACATACTCGTTCATGCGATGCTGATACCATTTGCCCAAGTGATCTTGCACGTGCTCAACCATAGGCTGTAGCAATTGAGGCATGACTAATGGATTATTGCCACCAAAGACAGGATCTTGGTAGAAATCAATGTGGGTTTGGATGTGCGCTAGGTGATCTTGCTCGTCATAAGCCTTGGCAGGCTCTCCACCCATCATCATGATGTTCTCTTGCGAGGCATCAATCATCTTATCTTCAGGCTCCATGACCATCAATTCATTGATCTGGGGCACTTTCATCTGCTTTAAGAAGCGTTCTAGTACCTTTTTAGTCTTGAATTGGTCTGGAAACTGTCCCATCAAGGCCATTACAGCCTGAGTTTGAGCCATTCTCTGCGTTTCAGAGAAGATATGTGGGTCAGAAACAGGAATAACGTCTGTATTGCGCTTGAAATCATCCCTGTGGATGTCTAAATCAGCAACAACTTCGCCTTTTCTCTGCTCGTCAAGGTACCAACGGTTCAATCTGGCCAAGACTTTGAGCACACGCCCTTGGGATTCATGCAACCTAGCGTGAATTGCTGAGTAAACATGAGCGCCCTGTTCAATCAAGGCTTGGGCAGTACCCACAGGCATATTGTTGGTAGCGTCTGCAATCTTCTCTTCAGAGGTAGATACAACGCCTTTGGCGGCTTCCGTTAGCCAACCCAATAGCTCCATAAGCACTGCGCTTGGAGGATTGAATGGCATGGGCATAGCAATCTTACGTACGTCATCTACGCCCGGTGCGCCCTCGATCTCAGCCACCTGAGTGACCTCAACCTGCTGTGTCTGCCCTGACATCCTTGCGCCCTTAATCTTGAGCATAGTTGCAGAGTTATTAATGTGGGCAGAGTCCAATAGAGCACGTAAAGCACCCGTTAGAGCGGCACTCAGTCCACCAATAAGATGAGGCATCCCAATAGCGTAAGCACCCCTCCAAGGGATAAACTTAAACTCGATCAGGTAATCGAGCTTTGTCATTGTCTCATCGCCCTCTTCCCAGTTCCTGTAGAGGCCAACGACTTTTTGGTCTAACTCATCCACCATCAAGATGTAAGGTGCGTTCTCGCCCTTAGTGCGCTTGTCCTCGTCAATGTCTAGCCATGTATAGATGTGGTAGACGTTCCTGACTCCATCATCATTGTTCTCCCACTTCTTACCCTCAATCTTGGCGTTAGCCTTCTCTGAGTAAGTTTCTTCAGGTGTTTGCGAGGCGCGAATCAGGTCGATGTCACGATAAAGTCCTGCCTTTACCCTGCGCTCAAACTCCCATGATGTGATAGTGTTAACTTCTGTGACCCGTTGTGCGGTATAGAAGTTGGCGCAGGCGTAAGGCAAGTAGATATTGTCAATAGGTACAAATTCAGTACAGGGACGTTTTTTGTCTTCGTCATACCACATTTTGAGGTACTGTGAGCCACCAAGAGGAAGTTGGGTCAGTAACTGCTCTTGTTCGTCCCTGAACTCTTCAATCTGCTCAGTCAACTGCCAGTTCATGTAGTCACGCTTACGCTCTGCTACTCTGACTTTGTCGTCATTGACTTCGCCAATAATCTTTGTGCGGGTTGGGCCATCTGGTGGGAAAAGCTCTTTAATGGCTCTAGACGCAAAGTCTACGCAAGCTTCTGCCATGATGGGGTGAACGACTTTAGAGGCTCCTAGGAAGTTTGCGCCTCCGGGTGCATCCTTACCCATACCAGTCCGGCGTAAGCCCTCCTCGTACTGTTTATCGCGCTCCTCGCGGCTCTTCTTGTCATTGTCAATCAAGTCCATGTAATGCATGGCTATCTTGTTCAGGTCATAAGGGTCAAACACCTCTGCCAAGTTCTGGTAAAAGTCTTCGTCCTCATCAGGAGATGAATAGTTTTCTAGATTAACAATGGCCGAACCATCAGCCTGCTCTTCAACGTCTAAGTCTTCATCATTGATGTCAACGGCCACACTTCCATCTTCATCAGGCTCTGATATGCCTTGAATGAATCGGTTGTAATCTTGTGGTACGGGCATTTGAGTTGCCATAATTATTTCCTTTTGAATGCTTTATTTTGCAAATGCATACGCATTGCGTCAGGGTTACTGGTCATGGAGACCTTGCCGCCCTTCTTCTTACTTAGCTTCACACCCTCAACATTAGATCCTTTAGGTGCAACCAATAGCTTTTCATAGACATCATGGACTGGACTGTTTTTGTTAATCTGCATCTGTCCAACAACATCACCAATGCCAAATACGTCACCTACGCTTCTAGGGCGCAAAGTAGGGTTAGAGCCTGTACCAAGGTTATTTAAGAGCACTGGCGAGGCGTAATCGGTTCCTAGACCATAGGCGTGACCCATTCCTGCCTTGTCAACAGTAGCAATGAAACCCAAGTCATTGAGTATGGAGTCTCCACCAACTGGTTTGTATTTGCCTTGCTTTAACAAGTTAGAGTTGGTGAACGATCCTTGGTCTCTAGGCAAAGATTCCATTCCAGTAAACCCACCAGTTGTCATGATTGGTCTATTAGTAATGGGGTCGATGGCAACTCCAACGTCTTTGTGTATTTGGTTGTCTAGAACCAATCCAGTCTTTGGATCAATGAATGCGCCTGAATGGAAGTCTTCACGCTTCATGTTATTGGCCTGCAGAACTTTCTCTACTAATGGCTGTACATGAGGGTTTTCCTCGGGCTTGGTGAACCAACGATTGGGCATTGGTATGACTGATTGACGCTCAGGAACTTTTAGTTTGTCAATTAAACCAGACAGTTCAGGTGCCTCAGACTTAAACAAACCGCGAATAGTGTGTGCAAGCTCTGGAGCTTCAGCAATCATAGCTTCCAATGCTTTAGACGCTGAACCGCCGCCTGCCATACTAACTTCGCCGCCATCTTTCTTGCCAGTCAGAGCTTTCATCTGTTTTTGATATTCGCCAATTTCGTCAATCAGTTGTTGATCAATAGGCTGTCGAGGGCCAACCATGCCAAATGATCCAAACTCTTGTGGCGCTTGCTTAGGGTTTGCCCTTACTGCTTTAACTGTGTCAGGGAAAGACAACTCATAAGGAACAGGATATGGCGAGGTTCCCAAGAAAGAGCCGGGGATGTCATGCGAATAAGTGGGATGGCTAGAGTAATCCAATGGATCATGTGGCCTCATTTCACCGATTGACTTGCCAGTTACGCCTATCTCTAGATTGCGTAAGCTAGGCTCAGTGATTGCATGAGCAATGTCTTGGCCTCTAGGTATACCAATCTCTTCGCTTAAAGTAGGCTTCATCATTAACTGATTGAAGTGCTTTCTAAGCTTGGGATCCATCTGCATCTGCATATAAGCATTGCCAATGTCTTCAACAGTCTCAAAGTTTGGTCTTGGGCCTTTAGACAGCGGGCCACCCTTACGAATCAATTCGTTGAGCTTTTCTATCTGCTCAGGAGTCATGCCAGACTTTGCAATAGCATTCAAATTGGCATCAGCAAAGTGTTGGGCATAGTAGTAGCTATCTGGCCCCATCATGACATAGTTGCCCAATACTGGGGCGTTATATGCCTGCGAAGCTTCTTTGGCTAAGTTCTGTACGCCTTGTGCAGGGCCAAGTCCAGATGCCCAGAAGACATCTTTACCCTGTCCATACAATGGGCCACCATGCTGAGGTGATGGAGACTCCAACTCGATGTCACCCACTTTGTGTAAGGTCTGGTTAGTAACAGTAGGATCACCTTTGATCCCAATCATTACCTTGCCCTTATGCTTGGCTAGGTCAACCATCTCAGGGTCAGGCGTAGGTGTATCGACTCGAATGTCTACAGGCAAAGACTTTTCACGCAGGAATTGCTTGTTAGACTTGCCTGCAACACCGCTGACTTCACCTGTGACTTGAGGTGCCATGCGCTCAGCAATAGCTCTGATCTCACTAATAGTCTTTGGGGCGGCTCTCTCAAGCATCTTGGCTATAGCTCCACCACCCGCAAACTTCCTGTCGCTTAACTCCATCATCATTGCGTCTGGGTTGTCGCTGATGTGAACCTTCCCACCACGCTTGAACTGTGGCGCTTCTGGTGGTACTTGAGGTGCTACTTCAGGTGCTATTTCAGGCGCAGGTTGTGGTTGTATCTTATATTGAAGCAAAGACTCTGGTATTTCTAAACCACTAGTTCCACTGTGATACCGTTCTATATCAAGATTCTTATAATCTTTAGCTTCTTGAGGTGTTGCAAATTTTGGCAAATCTAATCCAAATTGGTCTTTGGCAATTTGTCGATCTAAAGAATGGTGTATAACCAAACCAGTATTTTGCAAATCACCCACTTCACCCCAGTTGCCTGACTTTACAAAGTCCTGAACCATGGGCAAATACTTGTCAGCAGGCTTGGCATTACCTTTGCCTTTGATTTGAATAATATCATCAGGAACTTCACCCATGTGGCTCTTAATAGCATTGCTAAGAGCTTGCCCCCAAGTAAATCTATCTTCTTGTGGTGTGCGATTATTTTCTTTTGAGTTATGTTCGGCAAGCGCTTGCTCTGTAATTTTGTTTTGAACTTCTTCAGGTTGTTGAGCAAACCAGTCAGTTTGATATTTACTTTGACCGCTATTTGGTCTTACTTCAACCGTCACATGAGGCTCACCCTTGGCATCTCTAAGACTAAAGATGCGTGATCTGCCCGACTGCACATCCTCGCAATAGCCACCAACGCAGTGACCCATGGTGTCGCCTTCGTACTTGAGGGCATCCTCAAGAATCTTTTCTCCGGGATGCCGTTGAAAGTTTTCAGCTTTGTCATAGTATTCTCCAACTATGCCAGACTTCCTCCAACCTTCAGGCAACTCTTTGGGCTGTGCCAACTCAATCCACTTGTGGCCAGTTGGATACTCTTTGTGGACAGGCATACCCTCAGTCATCTTGATTTGAGCTTCTGCGGCCTTTTTAGCCATCTCTTCGTTGTACTCATGGGTTCTTCGTACAGCCTGCTCCATGCTGACGTTCTTTAATTTGTCAGGGCTGATGCGGCCTTCTGCAACGTCTTGTCTAAGAACATCTAATATGTGATCAAAACCTAATTCTCTAGACAGAGAGGTGTTCACAGGGTAATATACTGGAGTACTTGGATCAATTTTTGTCAACCAAGGATTTTCATCTACGTTTGACTTATAACCTGTACGTATTTCTGATGGTGTCAATGGTTTTGTATGTTGTCCTGCTGTTCCAACATTGATAATACTATCGCTCAACCTTTCCCAACCTTTGGCGGTATTTGAAGTCCCAAGATCACTTGGATTAAAACCTGCAAACATACGCTTTGCTTCAAGATCTTTTGGTAAGAATGTATTGGCAAAATCAATTTCATTTTGAGGCAGATGGCTAATACCTTGCTCTCCCAACTTACGAACTGGATCTTCAGGCGTACCCATTTCCTTCTTAACGTAATTGGTTAGATTCTTTTCAATCCAGTTGTTTAAGGCAACATCTTTTTGTAAATTATTTTTGCTATTATGGAAAACTTGTTGTGCTTCAGGTGAAGACTTTTTCATCTCTTCTGATTGAATATAGTCTTCTAATTGGTTCAATAAGTCTTCAGGTTTTCCACCACCTGCTGTTGTTTGCTTTAATTCTTTCAAACTTCTTTCAACGCTATTGTTCAACCAATTACCACCCTTGGGCTTGACCACAAAGTTGGCTGTAGGCGCTCCATAGGGAAACATTTGTCCGGACAAGAACCGCTTATTGAGTTCCTCTCCTGCCATCTTTCCAACGGCTTTAGCGCCCTTTCCTGCCATATTAGCTAGGTCAGGCGCATAAGGTGCCACATCTAAAGCAAAGTCTCTTACATCAGGTGCTAGGTTCTGTGTACCGCCCAATCCACCTGCGCCAGTAGTCAAAGGCTTGCCATATGACCTGTTCTTGAAGAATTCAGCGCCAGACTCTAATGGTAATAGGTTGGCAAAGTTAAAGCCTCTGGGTTTGATCTCTTGGCCATCAACTGTAGGGTGAGCCATGAATTCAAGTGCTTTTGCTAGTGCGCCTGTGATTGGCTCTTGTGGCGATGCCTTTAGTTCAGCCATGTAAACCTCGTAGGGTAAGGATACCTTGATTATGCCAACAGTTAGACAAAAGGTCTAGATTATTGAGCATAAGGGTTGCCTTTATTCCTAGACTGGCCAGAGTCTACATAATCCTCTTCGTCATAGTCATCAGGTCTTGGGCCATCGACATCCAACCATCCAGAGTCCCTTAGATACCGGAGCGCCTGAGTAATGGCATCTACGTAGTCATCATGTGCAGACTCAGGGAATGAACAGATCTGGCTCACCATGCCCTCAGCCCAATCACGAACGAAACCTTTATTCTTACTTGACTCAGGTATCCAGACTCGGCCATGGGCAATGACTGGGCTTACCACGTTGAGGCGTTGCACCTTGTCAATGCGGCCGGGGTTATAGGCTCGGACAGGTAAGTGCGCCCTTTGCAGGTCTTGAATCAACTGAATGCCTGCTGACTTATCCTCCACCAGAATCAAGTCTATGCGCTTCTTGTCCTTGCCCTCACCATAGACTACCTCGTACTCTTGCTTGACCTTTGGGCGTAGATCTGGGTACTGCAGGCGGTCTTGCCAACAATCGATCACCATACAACTCATGGCACCATCGGTAGGCTTGAACACGCCCAGAGTCACACACGCTGTAGCATCATTGACCGTCTTTTCTGATGTTGCACAGTCATAGGACTGGATAATGTACTCGAACTTGGGGTAAGCCTTGCCGTTTGGCCATAGCTTAAACATCGAGCGCTTGATGATTCCAGTGTCCTCGGGATCGAGGATCTCAGCATAAATCTCCTGCCGCCCTAGTTTGGTGCCTTCATACTGCAGGATCTGTTTCCTAAAGCTTGGCGCTAGGTTGTCAATATTAGTGTAGGTTGAGGCGGTAGTAACGCATACATCATCCCCATCCCTGCCTACTAGATCAACAATCAAGTCCTTTGGCCGTGGCGTTGTTGTACAGATTATGCGAGTCTTGGCCCCCAATCGCACCGAGAACTGGATCTGATCCCACGCTTCCTGCAAATAATCCCATGCCGCCAACTCATCACACCATGACCCATGCCACTGTCCACCCCTGAAACGCTCTGGCTCTGATGCGGGTATACCCTTGATCAGGCTACCATTGATCAGGATGATTTCACTGAAACTCTTGTTGTAATCTTGTATAAGTTCACTGGGTATGACATTGATCAGTCCAGAGTCACCCTCAAAGCAAGTACCCCGTACGTCAGCAGAAGTCGGAGCGGCCACTAACCATCTAGTCTTTGGCTCACTCCATGCCCACCAGAATATTTGCTCACTGGCCATTCTGGTCTTGCCTGCACCCCTCCCTGCAAGGACAAGGTGTATATTGAACCAGTCGCCCTGTGGCGGTATTTGGTGCTTATGAGCCTGTTTAAGCCACAATAAGCGCTTTGCGTACGCTATTTGGTCTAAGTCATCTAAGTTGTCAAAGGCTTGCTGTACGCTTGGATCGAGCAATACATCGAATACATCACTCATTAATTGACTTCAGTTCGATGTTCTTTATAACCTCGTCCATCATTTCTTTAGCCCTAATCCTGTGCTCGTGGACAACAGGGTTTTCAGCGTCCCCCACAACTTCTGTCCTAGCCAGTTTGGGAATATGGTACTCAACCACTGTCTGAAACATATCGAAAGCTTTGGCAGGGTTGGGCTTAATATCATGAGTAGGGTCACCATTGGCCACCGCATCGAGCCACTCAGTGAGCCTGTGAGCGTTTCCATCGACAAAGGTAGCTATGGCCTGCCGAGCCTCGTTTGTAGCCTTGTTGGGCGTTCCTGCCTGTCTACCGCCCGTCTTCTTGCCTACAGTCATATTCGTCCCTCCAAGTAAATCTATTTCAGATAAGTAAGTGTTTACTAACAAACTGCTATTTTAGCCTTGCATGACCCTTCTGTTGAGTCGGTTGATGTTGTCTTTTTGCTCTTCGATTGTTTCGTTAGCCACTGCTAACTTGTTTTCTAAGTATCGGATACGGCTTTGAGCATACTCTACCCAATTCATCCAATCCATACTAGTGCTCTCTATGTCTTCTACAGTTGGTACCTTTGGCTTTGGTGCTTTTGTTGTCTTTGAGTCTACAGTCTTCTGACTTAGTGCCTTAGACTTGTATGCCTTTGTCGGCGGCTTGGTTAGTTCTTTAGTAGTCATTCTAATCTTTCAGTTCTGGGAAGTCGAACCATTCAAACATTTCGGTGTCTAGCGCATTTTTGATTGCGGCCTTGATTTCTTCAGCGCTTGGATTGGCATTATGCTTGTGTGCCCTTGCCCATCCGTACTCTACGCCTTGGTCTATTGCCATTTCTAAGATCTTCCATGACTTGGGCTTCATGCGTTCTTTTCCTTTAAAGCGCGCGACAATTCTTTGGCTAACGCAAATATGTCCTGACCTTTACAGAAGTTTGCAATCTCAAATACTTCGTCATCGGTTAATTCCACCCATACTGATGGCGGCTCGTCTATTGACTTCAAAGGACATTTAGGGAGTATGTGCTCAGCCCAGTCCATGCGGCGAACCATGCGCTCGAACTCTTCGTCCTCTTCCCGCGATATTGTGTTATTCATACCGTCTCACCTACGCCATGCTCTTTTTCGATGTCTCTGGCCAGTTGCCGCCAATCTAGGCTATGTCTGTACAGAGCATAGACTCTGTCATCGGGAAGTGGATCTTTATGGAACCTTGCGAGCAATTCTGTTTTGCGCCGCACATCTGCCTCATATTCAATGAGCAGTTTACGCAATTCACTTATCTCTGACTTCAGCGCTTGCGTTTCTTCCGAATTTGGCAAGTGGATTGTGTAGGTGGT